CTCCTCAAAATTTTTCTTCAGTGTTGCAGGATCCATAGTTTTGAATGATGTAGTATGATTTAGTTATATTAGAACTCGAATAGTTCTGGTTTTTGGAAAAGTCCTTTTAAAGTAATTGGGTAATGATGATCTGCTGGTGGGGTTGGCCAGTCAACAGAAGATCTATCAATTCTCTTGTAATCTTCATCAGCCCCTCTAATATCGTCTGGATTGGTTTTTTGAGGTAAATCTCTTAGTGCTTGCATATAATCTTTCCAATCTTGTGGAAGTTCTTCTCCCATTGAAATTGCTTTAATTACACGCCAGTTACATAAATCGAGTTCTTTATCACGCTCTCTTCTAAGAAGACGCATTGGTTCCTCCTTAGATTTTTCAATACACCACGCTTCAAGATCTGCTTCATTAGGGCGAGGAATATTATCTTCGTACCAATGAAGTATCTGCTTATCATCTTTAGTTAATTCGACTTGCCATGTTGCTCCAGGATACAAAACCGTTAAAGCATGTGACCAGTCATAGTGCATTACTAGTGCCATTTTATCTAATAACTCCTGTAGTAGTTGTATTTATGTTAGGTAGTTCTATAACTTCCTGGAGTAATTTCCATTGCTGTCATAACAGTTACACCATTTTCATAACTGTTATTACCACCACCGTTTGATACACATCTATTTAGATAGAATGTATATGTTGATCCTGAGGAAGAACCACAACCAAGAGTGTATGTATATGATGTACCTGCTACTACATCATCATCAAATGCAACGATATACCAATTTGACATGGTTGATGATTGGTTATTATCATACCAAGCAGAAATATATGATCCCCATCTTTCATTAGTTTGAGTTGTAGTTTTGTATAAACTACCATTTCTCATAATTCTAAATCCATTATCTTGATGAAGTTCACCAGTGCACATCCATTTTAAAACTATACACGAACCAGTAAATTTAGGTACAATTGTAACACCAGTTTGTGGTATATCAAATTGTCCATTATTAGGAGAGGTAAATGTAGTTCTAGTATCAGTTCTTGCAAATGCCATTTGAACTGGAGTTCCTCTAACACCACCAAATGCAGTGTCAGAAAGACCTAGTGATGTTCCTGATGCTATGCTAATTTGATTAGTTGATCTTGGAACTATTTTTTGTACTCTTAAAACGCTCATGGTGCAATCTCCATTACATATCCTGCTGATACCATATTTTCATATGCATTTTGTCCAATACGTGAATCTGTTCTATTAATCCAAAATGTTCTATTACCACTATTAGATGATCTAGTGCCAATAGTATATTGCATTCTAGTACCTACTGGAAAAGTAGAATTACTTGGTGCTGGGTCAAACCAAACGCCACCCATATTATATGGTGTACTATTATTATTTCGGTCATACCAACCATGATTTACACCACTCCATCTTTGTGTTCCAACATCTGTGTTGTAACCGATAAGAGACCAACTCCCATCATTTTTTCTTCGATGTATAGTAAGACCATGATCGTGTGATGTACATTCTGCGTTAACCATGAATGCAATATGAAAAGAAGATCCAGCTACTTTTCTTACAAGTTCAACTTCCATTTGTGGTACCACAGTAAAAGAGTTATTATTACATGAAGTACTTGTTCTGCCATCGTACTCTACGTAAGCAAAGTTAACTACAGAACCAGGCAATACTAATGCACCACCATCACCAAAATCTAACTGGGTTCCATCTGCAATTTGCAGTATACCACTATCAGATTGAAGCGTATCTACTTTGATTTCCATTCTTTACTCCTCGATTTCGTACATGATAATACTAGAAACACCACATTCATAACTATTCTGTCCGTTACTTGATCCACATCTGTTCATATAATTTGTATTAGCACCTGTGTTTCCATTTCTAGCAACAATTCTATATGTATTGTTGTTAGTATTTCCTGGTTTATAATATACCATTATAAAAGTATCGCCAGGAGTAGAGCTGTTATTATCTGCTCCGTCATATGCTGCACAAGTTAAACCAGACCAACGGTTAGCACCCTCATCATCATTGTAAGAATCGTATGCTGCAGTAGTAATTTTATTACCATTAACAGTATATCTAAAAATAGTGTTATGGTGAACATCTCCCATAACTCTTGCTTCCATAATTACAAGCGAATCAGAAAATTTACATTGAAAATCAATGTTCATATTAGGAACATTATTACTGACACTACCAGTATCACTTCCAGGATTACCCCATGAAGTTCTGGTATGAATCATTTTATGTTTCATTTGAACAATTCTACCAGGATATGAAATACTGGTAGTGTCATTAATAGTTAAACCACCTTGGAATTCCAAGTTTCCTGTTGGACTAGATAATTCTCTGACGACGATTTTACTCATTTTATATAAACTTGTATATTAGTTATTTATTAGACCACTGACCAGTAGGCACCGTTTTGAATTGTAACAGTAACTCCATTAGCAATCTCAATAGGACCAGCAGACATACAACGATCTGAGGAAGTGATAGTTACACTTTCGTTTACTGTAGCTCTGTTTCTCTTGAATACACCGTATCTATCAATGTACTGCTTATCACCACTGACTAACAATCCATTAGTAACTTGACCATTAGATATGCTGCCATTTTGAATGTTGATTTGAGAACCACTAACATCAATTCTATTAGTGCTGGATGTACCAACTCTTAATGTTCCATCCAATTCAGAGTTACCTGCAACCTTGAATGATCCATTCTCAGAACCATATGTGCCAACCTGTAATGTGTAAGTTGGGTTTTGTTGTGAAATACCAACTTTAGATAATCTATAGATATCAGTTTGGTTAGTTGCTTCAGTCCATCTAGATGTAACGAATTCGCCATTGTTCTGGAATAGAGTACCATTAAAGTTAACATCACCATTGATGTTTAGAGTGTAAGTTCTTAGAGTGTTATCCTCTGGGTCATTACCACTGAACGATGATGTTGCAATTGCAACTCTTTGGTCATCACGAATGAGTAGAGCAGGAGTACCATCCCATGAGCTACCACCGTTTGTTGTACTTCTTGTAATTTCAAAACAACGATCATGACCAATCTGGTTACCAATTCTAAAGTTTCTTCTAGTAGAAGAACCACGGAAATAAAGTGGAGCACCAGAGTTGTCATTGTCACTGTCAATGGTTATAGAAGTCTGGAAGAAACCAGTACCATTAACTTCAAGAGTATAATTTGGTTCACGATCTATGTTAACACCTAATTTTCTTTCTGCAAGAATATCACCCTCTACCTTTAGATAAAGTTCTGGTTGATCACCATTTATTGTAAATCCTTCCTGATAATTTCCAGATGGAGATACGCCATCTTGATGTTTATAGGTAATATAACCATTTTGACTTACACTTGGTGATACATCAGAGAACCTAATCTTAGCACCAGCACCATTTGTAAGTGTGCGAATGAATATACCATCATCACCTTTAACATCTAATTGTGCTAATGGTGATGTGCCTACATTGATACCAACTTTATCTGCAGATACATCAACAAATAATGTGTCAGTATCTACTGCAAGGTCATTTGTAACAGTA